ATTAATTTGTCGAGAGATTACGCGGCTATAGCTTGTCAGTCCATTTTGTCCGAAGGTTCAATCATCACCTTTCGACGGTAATGCTGTGATACGTGGCTCCCATATGGAAAAGAGTGGGATCGGGTGCTTTGATGGATTTTACACGACTGCTGGCGGTCGATAACCAGTTTCACCTTTCGGAAGCCGATACGGGCCCCCATGAAAAAACGTTGCATTATTGAGACTGATTCGTAAAGGAGGGGTGGTCGTTTCAAAAAGAGCGATATCAGCCATACGGGGGTGGTAATGGGTCTGGAGGCCCCGGTTTTACTGGGCTTTCGGTATTACAAGGGAAGGTAATATGAAGCGATATGAAAAGTAATATTTCAGCCAAACCCCCGGAATCATTGGGTTTTAAAGAATGGAAATATAGCTTTATAGAAAGGTAATACTATCGCCTTCCTATCGCTTAAATATCGCCTTTTCCAAAAACCTCTGGAGGCCTTTATCTACAAGGGCTGCGGCTGTTTTTCGGATGGGATATTACTAATATTACTCTTTTTTCAGGCCCCCACAGATTTTAGGATCTATCTCCTAGGTGGGGCTGCGGCCGGATCTCGATCGTCAGTTTGCAAGCGTGCATTTGCCTGTGCGCATCCGCTCTACGCGTCCACCTGGTTCGCTCTCCGTTATATGGGAGTGTGCCAGGTCATTACGCCAAGATTACGCCAGACGAAAAAAAAGGCCTTGAAAATCAAGGCCTTCCTTCATTGTGCTGGTGCCCCGAGGGGGCAACGGTCGCTTCGCGGCAGTAACGTACCATATGCGGCAATTCCCTGCGATGCCCGGCTATGCTGGGGATAGGCAGTGTTGGGTTAAGACAGTGGACGGCAGGATCATGCATCTGCGTGTTAGCCTTTACGCCATTTTTACGCCAGGAGGGTGTGATGGCTTCGTATCGGAAACGAAGCGGTGGTTGGCGGGCCGAGGTTGCGAAGCAGGGGGTGCGTGATTCCCAAACCTTCGATACCAAGGCAGCGGCGGTTGCGTGGGCAACTGCTCGCGAAGCCGAGATCATCGCGCAGAGCGGAAAATCCCGTACAAGTGTGGCTATGACTCTTTCGGAAGCCTTGCGCAGATACAAACGGGATGTGTCGCCCACCAAGGCGGGCCAGCGCTGGGAAGAGTTGCGGTTGGATAGATTCGACAGGGAGCTTGAGTGGGTCGGCGAGCTGATGGATAGCATAACGTCCGAGCAGGTCGCTCAATGGCGTGATGCACGACTGAAGAAGGTGAAGACCGCGACCGTACGGCGTGAAATGACCCTGCTGTCATCCGTGTTTGAAATCGCCAGACGAGAATGGAAGGTGTGCCTGATCAACCCCGTGCGTGATGCTAAGCGCCCGAGTAACGGGGCCCCCCGCGAACGTCGTGTTGCTCCAAGTGAAATCAACGCGTTGCTCAATCGGCTTGGCTTTGTCGAGGGGCAGCCGCCGGTGACGTTGCTTCAAGAATTGGCATATGCATTCCTCATCGCCATCGAAACCGCCATGAGGCAGGGGGAAATATTAGGTATGACCGCGAAGTGGGTGAATCTGCGTGAACGCTTCGTTCATCTGCCCATGACAAAGAACGGCACCAGTCGGAATGTTCCACTCAGCAAACGGGCAGGAGAGTTGTTGGAGCCACTTTATAAAGGGAAGGGAGCTGGCGATCGACTGTTCAAACTAGAGTCAGCGTCGGCGGACAGTATGTTCCGAAGGATTCGCGATGAGCTGGGTATTGATGGTCTGACTTTTCATGACACGCGGCATGAAGCCATTACTCGGCTCGCTCGCAAGGTTGACGTGTTGGACCTAGCACGTATTACCGGCCACAAGGATTTGAAGTCCTTGATGATTTACTACAACGCCACGGCGTCGGAACTGGCGCAGCGGCTGGGATGAAAAAAGCCTGCGGAGTACGCAGGCTTTTTCAGTCACGCTATTTGTCTTGACCGCCTCGCTACGGGCAATCTGGCGCGATGTTGTCGCAACCAGGTGATCACTTCTCCCGCAAACCATCTTTTCGCGGCCTTCGCTCCAGTGGCGCAGGGCTGCACGCTCGACGGAAATCCGGGCTGAACTACGACTCTACGTTCAACGGTGTAGGCCGATAGTTTCAGGTAAGCCGCGATGTCCTGTGACGTCCACAGCTCGTGCTCAGCGGCGACCGATGGACGCTGCAGCTGCCGAATTAGCTCGTGTAACGAGCTGAGTAGATCTGGTGATGCCATTGGCATGTCAGCGGGCATAGCGCCGCTCCTTTGCTAATCTCGCAGCCATTTTTTCTGCCATGAAACTGGCCCATTCCTCTGTCTTACGTTGCTGCCGAATACGGCTACAGGCTTGGTGCTTTCGGGTCGATCGTGCCTTTCCGCATATGTCGCAGATACTCGGCAGATCGAGCCGTTTGCTGGCCATCGCTGGGCGCTCACGGGTGACGGTGGGGCTAAGCACTCGCTACCTCCTTGCTATCGAGCTTCATTCTCCTCGCCGCTTCGAACTCACTTGCCATAATCTCAGCAGCGCCTTCGACCTGTTCACCGCCTTCCTTCAGCTGGAAACCAAGATTGAGATAAACGGCGCCGTCAAGCTTGAAGAACACGCCGCCGCTCAACCACACGCTGCCCCAGTCCACGCCCAGCGCTTTCCATACATCGTCCTTGCTTATGCGCCCAGGACAGTGCTCTTGCCATAGGGCGCTAAGACGTTCGTGTTCAGCCTTGTACGCCGATCGCGCTTCTTTTGTGGCACCTTTCTCTGGCTTGGCTGCATGTCGCAGGGCGCGATAGCCGTATTCATCCGGGCGTCGCCAATGAACGTCCAGATCCCGACTGTCGCTGAGCTTCACGCCGCCGACGTAGCTGTCATTGCCTGAATACATTGGAGAGCCAGGCCCGCCGAATATGCCCGCGAGGTCTTTCCTCTTTGAGTCGAAGTCGGCCTTCTTCGCTTCCCAACTGGTCACAGCTGCCAAGGCGGAAGGCGAGGTAGTTTTGTAGTGGTAGCTGCTCATACAGATACTCCGTTGAAAATTGGTTTGGCCAGCAGCTGGGCTACAACAGCAGCCTCGTTTGCAGTGAGATCACCGAGCAGCTGTGCCATGGTGGTGAGAGACTCGAGGCGGATCCGAGCGTCGGGGGTTTTCCGCACCTGGTAATCGAAAAGTGCGGTGCCGACAATGCGGATAGCCATCAGGTGACGTGCCTCCTGCATGCCTTCGGCCGGCGATGTGGTAGCCTTGGGCTCGCCGCTGATATGGTTCTGTGCTTGCATGGTTCGTCTCCTTTTCAGTGGTTGGTGTCGGGGAGGGGCAACTCCTCGACACCCTTCATTTACGGTCTTTAGTCGACCGTCCTTTCGGTGGTTTCGTACCGCACCAGGTGCAGCACCAAATCCTCCAGTTCCTCATCACCATCCGTGCACGATTGCCACTCCAGGACGGCTCGGATCTGATCGCGGCTGCATCCGATGACCAGAATTTCGCGCTCCCCACGAGCTGCACGGACGTCAAGAATCCCCAGCAATCCGTCTACGGCATAGGCATCTGCCTGAACGTAGCCATTGCTTGTTTCGTTGAGACGGGCGAGCACAACCCCGATTACGTCTGAAGCATCATTGCTGCCAGAGCGGTTCATTACTTGGATCTGCATCGCTTTATCCTCAGCTGAGCAATCAGCGGCCGTCGGCGCGCTTGGCCAAATGAATAACTACGTCCCCAAACTCCCCATCTCTGTCCGTTTTCGCTTTCCAATGGTTGATCGCGTCGATCTGTTCCTGGTTACAGTCGTCGACCAGCACAGTCAGGCATCGGCCGAACTGCTGAGCGATGGTGCGCACAAGTGCTTGAGTGGTGGCCGCTGGGCCGCTGATGAGCAAGGGCTGGAAACCCTGCTGTTCCAGCTCCGTCTGAATGGCGCGCAATTTCGTGGTTTTGCCGGAGGCCATTGGGCCGGTGATGATTTCGATACGCATGGTTCTTTCCTCTGTTGGTGGTAATCAGGCAGCCTGGAAAATCCAGCACCGCACGGTTTTCGGTTTGTCGGCGGCATCGGTATCCCATGCCGAGCAAACATTCCTGTTGGTCTCAACGAACTTTGGGCACTTGCTTGTTTTCAGGTGACGCTTGAGCTCAGTCAGGTCCGGGACTTTCTGGCGTTTCTCTGCGGCTTCCTTGGCGAAGTCGTTGAGGTTCACCGCGATCAGGCCGTCGTTGCGGGAGTGGTTGAGCCCACCTGCAGTGCTGTTCAAGTACTCGTACAGTTCCCAGAACTCGACGACGATCGGGTGATCAGCGTTGATCGCCAGCTGGCGTTCCTTGGCCATGCTCTGGATCTCGGCGTGGGCCGCGTCCACCTGGTGCTTTTTCAGTGGGACAACGTGAACCAGGGCATCGACTAGGGCGTGCAGCTGGGCGTGATTCTTCGCGATCCGGACGGTGCGGATCTCGGGAAGGGCAAGCAGCTGCTGTTCGTACTTGGGCCCCTTTTCGCGGACGGTCTCCATCACCTTGCTTTCCATCATGGTGGACTTGACCAGGAAGCCACTGACGCGGTCGACCGGCATACGCTCGAGCTTTTCCACCTGCAATTTGGTTTGTGGCGTCTGCCCGTCCTTCGTCATGGCGATGTGCACCAGGCGTTGCAGAATGGGTTCGGAAGCGTTCACCGCGTGGTTCTGGCCGATGACCACAGCGCCACGGAAAGGAGGTTCGCGGGTGTCGTTGCCGTTGTTCTTCACACCGGTGGAGCGAACGCTACGGCCGTTGTAGGCGGTTTTCAGTTCGTCCCAGTCGTACTGTTTGGTTTGGCTGCCATCGGTCTTTTCCCGCTCCGATTCGATCAGCACCACCGGCAGGTTGCCGACCTGGGCGAAGTTCCGTGCTCGAGCAACTGGGGTGCCCTTGGTTGGGTCGAAACCCTCGTAGTCGATACGACCACAGAGCTTCCATAGGAACTCGATCAGCGTGGACTTACCGGCGCCTGGCTCACCGATGATTTCCATGAAGGGGTAGCTTTTCTGGTGCTGCCGGATCTGCTCGGCGAACAGCGAGCCGAACCAGAAGGCGAGGGCGACTAGACCCTTGGCACCGAAGCATTGCCAAATGATGTCCAGCCACTCGGTGTCGAACTTCTCCAGGTCCGTGTTCAGGTTGAGGATCACCGACTGGCTGAGGGTTTTGATACTCAGCCGGTCCATGTCGAAGAAGTCCTCTTCGTTCAGCTTGAACACTTTCCCATCGCGCACCGCCACGTCGCCGTAGACGTACGCGCTGTGCTCACGGGTGTAGCCGGTGAAGTCGATGGTCTGAACGGTTTTCAGTGCGTCGGTTTGCTCCTCAATAAAGGCGTCCAGCTGCTGGGTGGTACCAGTGAACATCCCGCCCGGGGCAATGCCGAGAAGGCGCTTCTTGAACTCTGCAGACGAGGCGATCTGCGAGCTGGTGAAGGTGTTCTTAATCGGCGCAGCATCGTGGGCGAACGTGATCCGGAAGTAGTACCAGGACTCGTCGGTGAGTTTGTTTTCCTGGTAGTACAGGGCCTTCGGGTTACAGGTGGCGATGCGCTGCAGCGCGCCGCACTGCTGCATGGCCTTGGACCGCATCTGTTTGTTGTTCAGCTGCTGGTCATCGTGGTGGTCGCTGTCCTCGAGCTCCTGGATTGCCTTGTTGTACTTCTCCAGGTCGAGCTTGAACCAGTACAAGCGGTTGCCGAACTCCAAGTGGAATTCGCTGCGGCGCTTCCAATCGAACATCACCAGGGCTTTCTCGGTGGCATTCTCAGCGATCAGCAGGGCACCGTGGTGCCGGGCGGTGGTGATGTCTTTGTCGACCTGAGCATCACGCTTCTCGCCTTCGTCCAGGAATTGCCAACGCTGGTGCAGATCGTTCCAGTCGACCTTTCTGTTATCCCGCTGGGGGATCTGGGCTGCTTCGCAGTTGAAGCCCAGTTCGCGGGCCATACGGACCCAACGCTTGGTGTAAGCGTGTGCGCCTGGTTCGTTATCAAGCGCCCAAACCAGCTTTGGCAGGTTGCCTGGGCGAGCCGCCACCAAGGCTTGCAGAGAGTCGGCCGGGAAGGCGTTTGAGGACATTGCCGACACGGCGGCAATGTTATGGTGAACCAGGGCGAGCGCGTCGAATATCCCCTCGACAATCCAGATCTCTTTCGCCTCGAGCACGTCGACGCACGGCGGGCACCACCACACGCCCTTGTAGGACTCACCCGGCTTGAAGCGGGCTTTCATCTTGCCGAAGCGCGAAGGCCTGTCGATCAGGCGTTCCCAATAGCCGCCTTTCTCCAGGGCGAAGCGTACTGTCGCGCTGCCAGCGTCGTGCTGGGCCGAGTAGTACGTTTCCTGAGTAAACCAACCGCCGATCAATGAAATATCGAAGCCGCGGGCAAACTCTAGGTATGCACGGACCGTCGCGGAGGGGGCATTCTCAGTAGCGGGAACGCGCTTGCTCCAGTCTTCAAAGAGGTCGTCGTAGATCTCTTTCACATGCACCGTGTGGCCGCACTTTTCCTGCCGCCCACAGATGAGCTGCCACGGGCTGTCGAAACGGGTGTACAGCTCTTTTTTGTTGCACTTGGGACAAGTTCCACCACGCATGTAGTTGGTGGGCGCACGGTGTTTGAGACCGAATTCGGACTCGATGCGCTGCAGAACGTCGTGACGCAGATCGTCTCTCATGATTACTTCACTGCCTTGAGGCTGAGGCCGAGGCTTTGGGTTAGGGCGCCGATCAGGTGCTTTTGAGCAGCCATCACCGGGCTGTTGGCGAGAATTGATCCATGGCGCAAGCCATCGGGAATCATGCGGTACTGATCTGCGTACCAGAGGTCATTGAGGTTGAGACGGTATTGCTCACGCAGGTTGGCCAAGAGCGCTTGGGCCTGACCTGGTGTCAGTTTTGCGTTGATGTTCATGGCGTTTTCCATCGTCAGACCTCTATTCCGGGCGCAGCTCACCCAAACCCACAGCGGCGGGACGGGCAATTCAGTGGGTGGGTATTACGGTGCGGCTATGCGGAAACGACCGTTATCCGGTGCGTTGAGAATGCGTTCGTAGATCAGGCTGACAGGAACAGCCCAAGCGTTACCGGTGGCGGGATCGATAATGACTGTGTGCGTCGCGGTGCTGCTGATCACGTCCAAGCGCTGCCGATCGCGTATCGCCGACATATCGCTGCACGCCATGTGCACAAGCTTTTCGGCGGTCGTCGTCAAGATGTCGTGATCGGTTACCAAGTGCTGCACTGCACGATCAAACAGCTGCTGATCGTCGCCCAGGTGTTCGCAGTGGTGGCGCTCGAGAAATGCGAGCGCAGCAGCTTTGAGCACGTCCTGATATTCCAGTACTGCAGGCAGATGGTTCATTGAGCACCCCCTGATTTATTCCGGTACAGGTCGATGGCTGCCAGCACTTCGGCGTGACGTGCTGCCATGTGCAGGTTGTGGGCATTGAGGATGTGTTCCGCTTCGAGCTCGGATATGCAACCGTCCGCTAACGCCTTAGCAATTTCTTGGTCAACACATCCGCGCTTGGCCGCAACGTTCACGGAAAGGGAGTACATCTCGACGTTGTCCAGGTTCTCCGGATCTGCCACCGGAACGAACAAACCGCCGTACATTGCTGCAACGTAGTTGGGTAAATGCTGCGTGCCGGCTTCCTGCTCCAGCTGGTAGAGCTGCGAGTCTGATAGCGGGCGGCTGTTGTTGTTTTCGTAAGCGTGGTTATCGAACTTTTTCAACGCCAAGCCGATGCGCGCAGCGGCGCATTCCCGTCCGCCGGGGTAGCTGCAAATGATGGCGCTTACTACTTCCCTGCGTGTCTTTAGAACTGAACTTTTCATGTTCTGCTTTTCCTTGTGGCTCAGTGCCATTACTGTTCGATCACGCCGTCTTTGATACCAAGCAACACTGCGGCGCGATGTGCCTCCCCACGGCGACAACGGCTCTGGCCACTCAGCACCGCGTAAACGGTGCTGGGATTTAAGTCATGTAGTTCTGCAAAGTCCTTCGCGGATTGACCGCGCTTCTCCAAGGCTTCGCGCGCTTGTTTGCGGGCTTGCTCAGTGATGCATGTGTTGGGCATAGTGCAATTCCGTGCAGTTTCATGTGGTGTGGAATGCACAATGATGCACTTTGATGCATTTGTAAACGACCTGGATGAATAAATTTGCATCTTTCTGAAGATATAGGCTCCCGGCTGCAAGAAGAGCGGAAGCGATACGGCATGACGCAAAACCAGGTTGCTGAAGCTCTCGGAATTGCCAAGCGCACTCAAGCAAACTACGAGGCGGGGACTAGCGATGCGACGGCGTCTTATCTGAGCAAAGCTGCCAGCGAGATCGGTTTCGACATCCCGTACATTCTCAACGGCGTGCGCACGACCATGGACCATCACTCGCTCACTCAGGTGGAGGATGTCCTGATCAAACAGTTCAGAAGCATCACGCCGTTCGACCAGGAAGCAATCCGTCGTTTCCTCCAGGCCATGGCTGACGATGCCGCACGCCATCGGAATTAACCCGTTACAAACCATGTGCGTCATTCGTCGCCGCCTCTAACTAAAGCCGGTGTCCGCCCCGATAACGTCGATTCAGCAATGCACTTTATGGAGTAGTAAGCATGTTGGATCGCACGAAAACTGAGCCCATCAGCGTTGAAATCAATGAGTTTGAGTGGATGGATCTGTCCAAAATTGAACGTCGCCTAATCCGCCTGTACCGTCTGTTGAATGAGCAGGAGCAACTTCAACTCCGGCGGATGTCCCAAGTACTCGCGACCAATCCCAAAGAGCCCGCGAGCAGCTGATTCCACCGCTGATGCCCCAGTTCATGTAACCGATCGCCGACACTGAGTCGGCGGTTTGCGTTTCACGCCACCGCCTGTGAACCCAGCTGCTCAAACAGCTCACGCTGTTTCGCCCTGGGTAGATCCCTCAACCGGTCGAACAACATCCTTTCGAACGACTGAGCCGACGGGCTCAACGTGTGCGAGAAAGTCAGATTCGCCACCCATGTGTGCCCACACTTGGCGTCCAGGCACTGGCAGTAGAGCTTGGCAAAATCCTCGGATAGCTGATCCCGCGAGGCGATCCGTCCCTTGTGTCCGCATTTGCATATAACTCGCATTGTGTCCCTCCCCAGGGCAGCCAATCGCCACTATATTGCCACAATATGTAGTGGCAATCTCTTTCCTATGCACTGGATGTAGTGGAATCAACTGTGTCTTCTGATGTTTTCCAGGTGAATCGCCTGTCAGCTCGCAGCGTGTCATTCAGCTGGTTGAACAGCTGGCAGATCGGCCGGATTTCGTTGCTGGTGTACACCCGATCGATCTTCTCGATATCGCCAAAACCGGCGCTGTTTTCCGGGATGATGCCGGCCAGTGCAGGGTTCATACGCCAGGCGGCGATCACGTCGTTGCGCGTGATGTTCTTCACCTTCTCCAGCTCATCCTTCGCCTGGAAATCTCCCACCGGGATGATCTGTATCGCCTTCTCGGCACCGCCAGGAATGTTCACGAACATCGAGCGGAAGTTGCCCACGCCCTTGCTCGCGCTGATCTGATCGCGCAGAGACTCCTCGTCCTCCTCCGTCAGGTTCGGGTCGTTGGTATAGAAGATGTAACCAGCGTGCGCGCCATTGCTGTAATAGCGGCGGCGGAAGAGGGTGGCGGCCTCGTTGAGCAACAGCGCCTGCATGCCGCCCAGGTAATCGGGCACACCGTAAATGTTCTGTTCGACGTCGTAGTTCATGACGTGCTCGACTTCATCCTCTTCGAATTCCACCTTCTTGCCGTCCGGCAACAGCATCACAAACCCGCCACCGACCTTTACCCGCATATTGATGGTGGGCAGGTGATCCATCGTCAGCACCTGGCCGAAGGTGTTTCGATTACGTCGAAAGTACGCTTCGCCGAACACCATGAAATCCAACCCTGCACGGCTCATGGTCTGTACCGAGCAGCCATCCGATGCGATGAATTCACGCAGCAGCAGGTTGCGTTTGAAGCCGGGAATGGCGCCGTGGTGGGCGTTGGCGCGCAGCAGCTTGGCCAGGCCCTGGCGGGATACAGGCGGCGTGTAGGTCTTTCCGTCGTGGGTGGCGAACACGCCCAGGTAGTGCCCGATGTTCTCGGTCAGCACCTGCTCCGGTGCGCCGAATGAAAACGCCCGCATGGGCCCGGGAGCCGGTTTGTTTTGCTGGTTTTTTGCTGGTTTGCCCATGGGTGCTTGGTCCGCTGAGTGTGTAGCGGCTGCGCCGCTGCTTGTTGATGTTGAGGGGTTCATGGGCCAGGGCGTGCATGATTGCCCAGGCGATATCGGCGTGGCCGGACGCGTCGGTCCGAGACGCGCTGTACGTGACCTGACCGCCGTTGGTGGTGCCGCGCTTGATCGTTAGGAAGGCCTGAGCGATGTCGTTCCAGCCGGCATCCCACTCGATGCGACTGCCTTGAATCGTGTCCTGCGCCTTGAGCACCAGGGTGTTTTTGGTCTCGAGGCTGTAGTGGATCGAGGTCGCACGCGGGTAGAAGTCGCGCACCAGGTCGAATACGCCGTAACCGATGCCGGTGGTGTCGATGCCGATGTGCTGCACGTTGAAGCGCTCGGTGAGCTTCTTGACCTGATCGGCCTGGTACTTGAACGACTGCCCACGCCAGCTGTGTTTCTCCAGAATCCGGAACTTGCCGCCATCCTCCAGCGGCGGGGCCACGACCACGCAGCTGGCATCGTCGCGGGTGCGACTGGGGTCATAACCGATCCAGACGGGGCTGTTGCCGAATGGCCGAGGGTCGTCGGGGTCGTAGTCGGCCCATAGCGACAGGTCGGAGTAGCAGCGCTCGAGGTCGACCAGGGAGAAGGCACTCTGCGTGCTGTCGATGAACTTGCACATGAACAGCTGCTGAAACTTGTCTTCGTCGTACTCCAGCTGCAGCTGCTCGAGGTCGAACAGATCGCAACCGCCGGTGATGGCGTCGAGGATGGTGATGACCTTGCGCCATTGACCATCCGGACAGAGCGAACCCGCCGCAGCTTGGGCCTCACTAGGCCACGGATCCTTGGCGTTTTTGCGCTTGCTGTTGCGAAACTTCTCGCCGGTCCAGAACGGGTACGCCTGGTGCGATACGGCGCTGGGTGTCGAGAAGTAGGTTTTGCGCCACTTCTTGTGCGTGGCCATGGCGCTGGCCACGGTGTTGAGTTTCTCGAAGTCGCGGATCCAGAAGTATTCGTCCACGTAGACGTGGCCGTGGTGACCCTGGGCGGTGCTACTGTTGGTGCTGAGAAAGCGCAACTCGGCCCAGGGCTTACCGTCTTTGCTGAGCACGATCGGGTTGCCGGTCAACTCCAGGCCGAACCACTCCTGGGCGAACGACACGATGTAACTGCGGAAGATCTCGGACTGGGCGCGGCTGGCAGACAGGAAGATCTGGTTGTCACCGGTGAGCACGGCGTCCATGAACGCTTCGCCGGCGAAATAATACGTCAGGCCTACCTGGCGGCTTTTGAGGATGTTGCGGATCCGGCTCGTCAGCGGGTTCTGTTTGGCGGCAAACAACTCCTTCTGGTAGCCGTACATTTTGCTGATGAACTTGTCGAGAAAGTCCACCTCGGTCAGTTCGCCGACTTCGTTTTTGGCCTTTTTCTCGCGCTTCTTCCCGCCTTTGTCGTGGCGATCGCCGCGCTCCCGGCGCTCGTTGCGCTGTCCTTCTTTGCGCTGCCCATCGTCCGCCGGCGGATCGCCGATCGGCGCCGGTACCGGCTTCGCGGATTGCTTGATCAGCCGGTCGCGAACGGTGGTCAGCCGATCGAGCTCGTCCAGGTCGCCCTTGGTCAGCGACGTGGTTTTGTCCAGGAGCAGGGTGATGCGCCGGCCAACAGCCGTGAGCGGTTCTTCGTCCGACAGCATGTCGTCCCACTCACCCTGACGGATCCAGTAGTAAATGATCCGGATGTTGGGCAGGGACAGTTGCGCCTGAATTTCACGCGGCTTGCAGCGGCGCAAATAGAGGCGTTTAGCGGCTTCTTTAAGTTCGGGGGCGTATGGCATGACCGCAGTCTATGCGGCGAAAACGCTAGGAACGTGGAGCTAAGATCCGGGTTAAACCTATATCGTGAAAATAGGACCAAGGCAAAAGTGAATCGTTTGTTTGGTGGTCCGCAGCTGCTTATTGTGGCGGCTCAAATCACCGATTGAGCGCAGTTATCGCCCATGCCCCGTTCCCTTGTTTCGTTCTGGAAACGTGTCGCCACCAGCGGCACCACCGCTGACGGTCGCGAGATCCTTCCCCAGGAACTGCGTGATATCGCTGAGACCTACAGCCCTGCCAAATACACGGCGGTGATCTGGTGTGAGCACGAGCGTTGGTTCGGCTCTCACGGCACCGTCTTTGCCGTGCGCCTGGTTGAAGACGTTGAAGGCCTCGAGCCAGGTCAAGTCGCGTTGGAAGCCCAGCTCAAGCCTAACGACAAACTGCTTTGCCTCAACGACCAGGGCGAAAAGCTGTTCACCAGCATCGAAATCACCCCGAACTTCGCAAACAGCGGCAAAGCCTACTTGTCCGGCCTTGCCGTGACCGATTCGCCGGCCAGCCTGGGCACCCAGGAGCTCTACTTTTCACGCAAAACCGGCGAACCCGTGCACTACGCCGCGTCTGTCCCTCTTGGCGTGCTGGGTGATGAGGAGCCCAAAGGCGAGATTGGCATGTTGACCAACATGCTAACCCGCCTGTTCAAGCGCTTCGCTGTTGAAGACACCTCCACCGAAACGACCCAGACC